GAGCAGGTAATCGTGATATTGCCTGTCGTGTTGTTGAAGATCGAAACAATGTCGCCAGCAGCAAATGTGCTGTTAGGAATCGTAATCGATCCGCTAGTGCCAACACCCACAAACTCACCGATGTCAGTCGTAGCTAATGTATAACTCGTAGTCTTATCCGATCCTGACTGCGGAACATTCCGATAGCCAAGTGTCGAAGCATCCGGTGGCAAGGTATAAGTGTTAGTTCCAGCGGTAGCAGGAGCATTTAACGTAGCTGATCCTGATGTAGAGCCAGCTAGTTTCAGACGAGTCGAGTTAAACGTCTGATCTGCTGTAAACGTCGTAGCAGTACCCGGAGCTACATAGTCTGTGCCAGCACTCGCATTAGCCAACGCACCACCCGAGTTAGCCTTCAGAATAGCCGTACCTGATGGAGGCTCTAAGTAATCTGTACCCGCTGTAGCCGCAGCAATAACACCTGACGAAGCCTTTAGAACACCTGTCGTAGTGGCACGTTTAATCGTCTTGCCACCAGTACCAGAAAATAATGCTATTTCGCTATCAACACTAGCTGATTGCCCCTCAACCTTATCGGTATTGAGATTGGTAAAGTTCCCATCAACCTCAGCAAAGCTAAGAGCAGAACCTTTACCTGCGCGAGTAACAATAGTAGACATAATTCACCTCACGCTAGGGTAACACTCAGATTAGAAGTCAGAATCTTAAAAATATCGCCATTATTGATCGTCTTAGACGCATCCAAAGCCGTGTGATACAGCAGATTGCCAGACGTTAGTGCATCCCGGATACCTACATGGGTAATAACTCCCCAGTTAGCTGTTGCAGCCGGGAACTCAATCGCAGCAGAGTTTGTTGACGTTCCGTTACTTGGCGCACCAAAGGTAATCGACTGACGAGCATACGAACCACCTGAAATCTCAGTTCCAGTATCCGCATCAGTAGGATCATCCGTATATAGAGCCAAATAAACCGTCGTAGGACTCGTATAGCTCGTATTACGCAAGGTAGCGTTAATCAGAGCGTTTTCTAAATAATTCGACATTTCTGCCATGATTTACCTCACGTTATAAGACATTGACATAGGTTGACCGCTGTACTCACTCGACTGGTCAGACGTATTGATAGCCGCTATCGCACGATCATATAAAGCTGACCATGTTTGCAAACGAGCATCATTCATCAGATAAGGCTCTGCCTCACCTAAAGCGGCATACAGCAACGCATCAGGATAGTTCGCTAGGAATACGTTACTCGGATTCGCGTCACTCAATAGCGTAGGCTTAGAGTAATACAACATTTGCAACGTATATGCGGTATCTGGAATAGGGGCTAATTGAATCTCAGAGCCGAGAATCGTGTAGTCCACAGGTCTGCCACTCTCAGTCGTTCTGGCAGTCTCATAGAAGCTGTTAGGAGCCTTGTAGCGCAACGTAAACACCGGCATAGTGTTCAGGTGTATATCGCGCATCTCAAGGAAATCAGTCGGCAATCCAACCGTAGAGTCACCGCCAGTCGTTGTCGCTGTGGCAACTACTAGCATCTGACGAGTCCGAATGTCTCGTCTCAGCCGTTCTTCAGCTAGTCGGATAAAGTCAGGAATGACGGTGGTCAAATCACTACGGGCTAGATAGCTTGCTACCGTAGTCTTTAAGTCCGAATAGGAAGTAAACGGCATATCATTCCTCTAATTGCTCAAAATCTTTCCATCCGTACTCATAGGTTCCTATGTGTCGAATGTGCATGGACAGTTCATGGTCAACGTAGGTCGGGAATCCTTCTGAAGCAGCCTTGACGCAGAAATAAACATCCTCGCCACAGACTCCATTCTTACCCCATCCAGCATCAAACCAAGGTCTGCCAGTCTTTTCAAATACCTCTTTGCGGATCAGTACAGCACCAAAGCCAATCGCTGTAACTTCCTCAATACCCTCTTTACCCCGACTATCGATGTTCTCCCATTTATGGACTAACGTCTCACCATCCATATACTTCGTCATCATCTTAGCCGTAGGTGTTACAGGCTTCCTTCTCGTAGTCGCATTAACGCCAACGATAGGCACTTCACGACTCAACAAAATAGTAATGATGTCAGGAGGAAACCGCATATCGCTGTCCACAAAGAACAACGCATCACAGCCCTCTTTCAACGCTACCTCTGCCAACTTCTCACGCTGGTCAAATATCAGCGTTCCCGGCATCGTATAAAGGCTTAAACCACCCTTACCATCCTTGCACCTGACAGACGCATCATGTGCAGCCATCTTCGCAAAGTCAAACGCAAATGCCGTGTGAACCTCATCCCTTGCAGGAACGCAAACACCAACTCTCATACTGTACCCATCAAGGAATGATTAGCAAATTGACCATGAAACTTATTTCTAACTTCAATGGCTACCAAATCGGCTAATTCTATATCTTCGTAAAGACCAAAGGATTTATTTTTGCCATTAACACTAACCTTAACTCTCCACTTATTACTTTCTTTGTGAAAAGTTACGTTTTTGTATCCAGACGTATTTCTTTTGGTTTTTCTTACATTACAAAGATTTTCAGACCTTGATGCTTTTCTTAAATTCTCAATCCTGTTGTCCGCTTTATCACCGTTCACATGATCTAGATGCGAGTCAGGAAACTCTCCGTACTCATATAACCATGCCAATCTGTGTAGATAATAGTTTTTGCCATTTATTTCAGATCGCAAATACCCATCATCTTTAAAGCCAAACTTGACACCATCTTTCCTTTGAAAGACTCCTGTTTCTTTGTCATAAGAAACAATACTTTTTAGAAACTCTTGAGTAATCATACGGTTCCGCGATACGTTTTCCAGACAGCATTATCAGGATCATTCAGCCACTTGGCAAATCCAACGTCATCAATCACCCTGAAGCCCTTCATAATCCCCATCTGGTTAAGTACATCAATCACCGTAAAGGGTATTCTGGCTACATGGTGCAGTTCGTTTAGATGTCCAGTTCTAGCTTTATCGAAATCTAACTGAGCCTTGTTAGCCTCAATGATCTCGGTAACATCCTGCTTCGTCTCGATGACAATCCCGCCGTCACCGTCCTCATATACTGTTTGAGTCCGTATCTGGTTACTCATGTAATGTGTGTCCAAGTGCGCCCTATTCTCACTCCCCGAACGCAATTTGGGGATACGCCAAGCTCTCTAGCTATTCCAGCATGACTTAGCGTACTTGAACGGATCAGCCTAACCTTTTCCTCGTTAAGCAATGATTTCCCGTTCCCTTCACCTTTAGGAGAAACAACCCGCTTTCTCCCTTTTGCAATCATATCCTGCGTGTTCTGCTTTGCTGTACCTATTGTAAGGTGGCTTGGGTTCACACAGCTAGGGTTATCGCACTTGTGCATTACATGCCATCTATGCGGTATTTCCTGATTATTGTGAAGCCTCCAACTTATCCTATGTGCGCCTTCAGAACCTTGATACTTTTTACCAACGCTAAACTGACCGTAACCTCCTGCTGTTTTGTTACCAGTCCAGTTCCAACATTCTTCTACTGACTTCTTATCTACAAAGCGCCAGAACCTAACTTCCATTGGTTCTTGGTCATGCTTTCCAGCTTCAGGACTGCCATACTTCATATACCTACGGTAATGTTTCTGGCAGTACCCCCATCCAACAGCCTTACCCTGACAACCTTCGTATTTGCAATTCATAGGACACCTCCATGATTAACACAGAGGCATCCTACTTCAATTACGAACACATGTCAAACTAGAGGCTCATATCGAGATCGGCAATTATGCCATGTGCTGCTTCGTTCTTAACTTCCAGAGTGACTTCAGCCAGCAACTGAGTATTCTCAGAGTCACCAGTCTTAGCCAGATCGTTAGTCTGGAACGGACGCAGATACGCTAGTGCTGCGTATTCTGGATCAAGTACCAGAGCCTCACGGTTTCTCATGAATCTTTGAGGGATGACCTGCATCGTGCCGAAGTCGCTCATATAGACATCAGCCGCGCCAATGATGGTAGTAGGGGTATTCGACGGAGCCATATAACGCTGTGCAGCGATACCAGCAAACGACGAAACCTTCTGCTTACCAGCCGAACCAACCATCAGAATCTTAGGTGAGCCACCCGATTCAAATACCTCTGCAATAACAGTTTTCAGCAGAGCTTCGGTGAAAGTACGCTGAGTACCGTCAGTACGAGTCGATACACCGATAGTCGCAGGATCAGCACCGCCCGAACCAACGGACGAGTTAGTCTTGATCCATGACAGCAGCGAACCGAGCTTACGAGCAACAGTCGATGTACCAGCCGAACGACCTTGGTTAGACAACAGAATTGTCTCTAGGTCGCGCTTTAGCTCGCTGGATGCCTTAGCAAGTTGGTAAGCTTTTTCAGATTTTCTGCCTGCCTTGTTTACTGTGTCCAGAGTACCCGAAACCTGAACGGTCTTTTGGATGATCTGAGTGTAGTTACCAAGACGAACGGTAGGAGCCAGAGTAGCCGATGTAGCGTCTGCACCTTCAACTGCTGCGTTAGCAGTAGTAGCAGCAGCCAATGAGTCAGTCTGCCACTCGTGATAAACGGCAGTTGCTTTGGTCTTACCAACCGAACTCATGAAAGGAGTCTCAGTAGGCGAGATGTCATAGATGATGTCGGTCAAATCTTCCCGCTGACCAATAGCGGTATGTGCTGTAAATGTAGGCATGATAGTTCCTATAAGAATCGTTCAAATGCTCTTGCGGCATCAGCTACCCTTCCGGTTTGCTTTGCTCGCGCCTTTAACTTATTCAGTTCCTCGTTACTGTCTCTG